CCGAAGTCAAAGCCGCGTTCGATTACCGCTTCGACGAACTGAAAGCCGTTGCCACCGATGCGCTGGGCCGCGCTGAAAAGGGCGAAGGCCTGACCGCTGGCGCAAAGCAGGTTGCTGACGAGGCGCTTGTCGCGGTTAATGAGGCCAAAGCCCGTCTCGACGAGATGGAACAGAAGCTCGTCAGCCGCGTTGAAGGGGCATTGTCGCAGCGCTACCAGAGCGCCGGTCAAATCTTCGTGTCGAACAATGATGTCAAAGCATTCCTTGCTGATCAGCAGCCTGGCAAGCGTATCGGGGCCGAAGTAAAGGCGATCATCACATCGCTGACAACTGATGCTGATGGTTCAGCGGGCGACCTGATCGTGCCAATGCGCGCGCCCATGGTTGACCCTGTGAATCGTCGCCTGACCGTTCGCGATCTTCTCACACCCGGCAACACCAGCTCGAACGCGATCCAATATCCGAAGGAGACCGGCTTCACCAATTCCGCCGCCGCTCACTCGGAAACCAGTGGCGCGACCAAGCCGCAGTCAGAACTGAAGTTCGACATCGTGACGGAATCGGTTAAGACGATTGCTCACTTCGTAATCGCCCACCGCAGCATTCTCGACGATGTTCCTATGCTCCAGAGCTATATTGACGGGCGCCTGCGCTATGGCCTCGGGTATGTCGAAGATAATTCTCTGCTCAACGGCGCTGGTGGTGCCGATGTCAGCGGCATCTACACTCAAGCCACTGCTTCGACCGCCAACCTGGCGGTTGTCGCATCCCCGACGTGGCTGGACGTTCTGCGCGCTGCCATGCTTCAGGCTTCGCTGGCAAATATCCCACCTACCGGCATCGTCCTGAACCCGGTCGATTGGTTCAAGATCGAGACGACTAAAGACACCGCAGGTGCCTACATCATCGGCAATCCACAGGATGAGACCAATCGCCGTCTGTGGGGTCTTCCTGTGGTTGAAACTCCGGCAATGACTGCTGATAAATTCCTCGTCGGTGCGTTCCGCTATGGTGCGCAGATTTTCGACCGCATGGATGCGCGGGTGGAAATCTCGACAGAGGACGCATCCAACTTCAGACAGAACCTTATTACAATTCTCTGTGAAGAAAGACTTGCCCTCGCTGTTTATAATACTTTGGCCTTTGTCAAAGGGGACTTCAGCGACCAAGTTACTGATTTAACTAGCTAATTTAGTTAGCCGGGCGTTTGACTTTGGTGTGAGTTAGGCGCATAAAAACGGGGACGGCGAGGCTTGCAGGCCGACCGTCCCCTAACACCAACGATCAGTGATGATCGTGATGATTCCCGACAATACGTTTACATGCGTGGTCTGCCAACAACCTTTCTCAAAAACGGGGCAATCCCATAAATTCTGCCGCCCTTGCGCGACATCTCAGGGGGCTGCGTATTCTGCCAAGTATCGTCGGAAGAAGAATTCTGGCCACTTTGGGCACCGGCTGAAGACTCACCAATGTGAGCGCTGTCATCATGCTATTGTAAGTAAAGCCCATAACCGCAGATATTGTGATGAGTGCCACATCCCTGCCCGAAAGGCTCGGGTTAAGCTCATGCGGTCGCAACCTGCGGGGTTCATCAACCACCGGATAAGTTCCGGCATAAGGCAAAGTTTGAGGATGGCGAAACAAGGCCACCGATGGGAGTCTCTGGTTGGCTTCTCGCTATCTGAATTAATGGCTCACTTAGAGGACCAATTTCTCCCAGGCATGACGTGGGCCAACCGCTACGAGTGGCACATAGATCACCGTCGTCCTCTTTGTAGTTTCGAATTTCAGACGCCCGACTGCCCGCAATTCCGCGAGGCATGGGCGCTCACTAACCTTCAACCGCTTTGGGCGGTGGACAATCTCATTAAGGGCGGGAGGTGGACACCTCCTGCGGCATAGGATGCGACCATGAAACTCAAGGCAAACGACACGATGTTCATCTCGTCGGTGAAGTCCGACAACATCCTTCCCGGCGAAGAGTTTGAGGTCAGCGACGACGCTGGCAAGGATTACGTCGCGCGCGGCCTTGCAACCCGGATCGGCGTTGCCCCCGCACCTGAAAACAAGATGATCGCCGCGCCGATGGGCAAGGCGTCATTCAAAGGGAAGGGCAAGTAATGGCCCGGACATCACGCGCCACCCCATCGGGCCGCAAAGCCGCAAGCCGCGCTTGTGACGCGCGCCTGAAACTGCCGGTCAATTCGGTATTGCCAGCGATCAGCGGCACGACCACCAGCGGCCAGACCCTGACATGCACCAGCGGCACGTGGTCTAACACGCCCGACGCATATGCATATCAGTGGAACCGCAGCGGCGCGGCGATCATCGGCGCGACGGCGGCAACGCGCGTTCTGGCGGCGGGCGATGTCGGTGCGACCATGACTTGCACGGTGACGGCAACGAACCTTGGCGTCCCTGCCGTGGCCACCAGCGCGGCAACCGCCGTAATCGCATGACCGTAACCCTCGCCCTCGCCAAGCAGCAATGCCGCGTTCTGCATTACGACGAGGACGCCATCATTGCGCAATACGTCGCGGCATCGGCGGCGATGGTCGAAAAGATGTCGGGAACGCTGTTGACCCGGCGCGCAGTGACGCAGGAATTCGACCTGTTCACGACCCGGTTGCCGCTGTTTTGGGGGCCGGATGCTGACAGCGTGACGGTGGCTTATACCGACACGGACAACGCGGCGCAGACGGTCACCGACGCGCGCATTGTCAAGGACTGGCTCTAGGCTGGTACGGACGGCTGGCCCGCGATTGCCGAGAATAGCGTTGTTTCCGTCACCTATACCGCAGGCTGGGCAACAGTCCCCGCCGATCTGATGAGCGCGCAACTGCTGCTTATCGGCCACTGGCATTCCAATCGTGAGGCGGTCAACATCGGCAACATCACCACGGAGTTGCCGCTCGCAGTTGAGGCGCTGGTGCAGCCATACCGCAAGATTTTCGTCTAACAGGGAGTATTTCAAATGGCCGATTTGGTTATTACCGCCGCGTCCGTATTGACCGGCGCTGGCTCTAAAATCACACACGGCACGGCAGGCGCAACCGTTACCGCCGGGCAGGCCGTTTACCGCGACCCGACCGACGGCAAATACAAGCTGGCCGACAACAACAGCGCGACGGCTGCGGTGCGTTCGGTTGACGGATTCGCACTCCATGCCTCGCTCGCAGGCCAGCCCCTCGCCGTGCATGAAAGTGGCCCGCTGACTGTCGGTGCGACTATGACGGCAGGGGTAGCCTACTATCTCAGCGACACTCCCGGCGGAATCTGCCCGGTTGCCGATCTGGCCACGGGTGAATATCCGGCGCTGCTCGGTATCGCCACATCCACCACGGTTCTGAACGTGGCCATTCAAGAGGCAGGCGTAGCCCTGTAATGATCCGCCGCGACACCCTCATCACATTTGAGCGCGCTTCGACAGTGGCGGATGAATGGAACGAGGGTGTCGCCACATGGGCCGCGTTGGGCCAAGAATGGGCATCGGTGTTTTACGGCAAGGGTGACGAGCGCCGCCAAGCCGCGATGCAGCAGGGTAGCCAGCCAGCCACCTTCAACGTGCTGGCGAACAGCCTGACGCGCGCGGTGGTGGTCAAGGACCGGATCACGGTCGGTACTGACGTTTGGGACATTGCGGGCATTGCGCCAATGGACCGGGCCAGCCTTGATATAACGGCGGTGCGGGCGGCGTGAAAGTTACCGTCACCACGCAAGGTTTCAAGGAATTGGAACGCGCGCTGATCGAAGAGCTACCCAAGGCCACAGCGAAACTTGTTCTGCGGCGCACGGCAATCAAGGCGATGAAACCACTAGAGGCGCGGGCGAAACAACTTGCCCCCATAGACGACGGCGGATTGCGCGACAGCATCACCACGAAGCCCGTCAAGGCCAAGCGCGAGAGCCGGACGCGCTATGCCTCACAGAGCGGCGTAACGGTCGCTACGGGGCCTACAGGACGGCCAGAGGGTGGCAACCCGTCATGGCAGGAATTTGGCACGGTCGACATGCCCGCCAACCCGTACATGCGGCCCGCTTGGGATAGCGAACACGGGGCCATTCTCGACACGGTGAAAGCCGAACTGACGACACAGATTGCCAAGGCTAAGGGCCGGATCGCGCGCAAGGCGGCAAGGGGGAAATAATGGCCGACTTTGCCAGCGCCCTTTACGCGCGGTTAGCAGCCGACGCGGCGGTTTCGGCTGTCATCGGCACCAAGATTTACTGGGTTATCGTCCCGCAAAATGCCGCCCTGCCGTACATCCGTATGCAGACGATCAGCGACCCCCGGCCCGAGCATCTGAAAGGCTATGACGGCGCGCGGGTAACACGGGTGCAGGCGGATTGTTTCGCGGCAACCTACGGCGCTGGCAGGCAGTTGGCGGAAAAGGTCATCACCGCGCTCGCCACACCAGCCAGTTTCGGCGGCGTCCAGTTCGGGCGCGTCAAGGCCGAGGGGCCGCGCGATCTGGGCGAGGATACGGCATCGGGATTTGTCCACCGTGCCAGCGTCGATTTGTTGATTGAGCATCGTTAAAGGAGAATTTGAATGAGCGAAGT